ATCATATCTTACGAGTTATAAAATGTGCGAAGCAGAATTATACGATGTGGAAATCAGTAGGGTCTGAATGTGATGGGTATACAGAAGAAGAGTTAGTATTTGCAGCACTTAATCACGACTTAGGTAAGATTGGTACTAAAGAGTTAGAAATGTATCGTCCTAACCCTAGTGAGTGGCATAGAAAGAATCAAGGAAAGATCTATGAGATTAATCCTGAAATACCTTTTATGTCTGTACCAGATAGATCACTACTATTACTTCAACAATTTAACATTACATTCTCACAAAATGAAATGATGGGGATTAAGTTACATGATGGACTTTATGATGATGCTAACAAGCCATACTTCATAGCATTTAGACCGGAATCTAGAATGAGAATTAATTTACCTATTGTACTACATCACGCTGATCATATGGCGTCTCAAATCGAGTATGAGAGATGGAAGAGTGATTCATCAACAACTATAAAGCAAGTAAAAAAGGTAGCACGTAAAGCATACAATAATAAAACTATATCAGGAGCTAACGACTCAGCAAAGGATTTATTTAAAGATTTATTTGGAGATGCAAAATAATGGAATGGATAATAATAATAACATTAGGAGCATTAGTAGTAATATTAATATATGCAATTTTTAACCTTCTACGTAAGGTAGAGCGCTTAGATGATGAATTAACAGATGTATCATTAACGTTAGCAGATGTATTAACTACCATCGAGCAGACATATAATGATATGAAGCTACTAGATAGTAAAGGGATGTTTGAATCTGATGATGAGGTAGGTGGTGTATTTAAAACATTAAAACAAGAAATAAATAACTTACGCGATAAATATATTGGAGAAGCATAACTTGATTACACAAAGTCCTGTAGCATTATTCTATAATAAGATAGAGCAAAATAAAATCCAAGCTGCATTAAGTGCTAGCTTAGATACAAAACCTAAACGTGGTAGACCCAGAAAAAATAAGCTATACTTTACACAAGATACAGAGGATGCTATTATTGCATACAATGAAGACTCTAATTATATATTACGTAATAAAGTCTTCAATGACTATATACATAAACCATTAAATAAGATGGCAGAAAGTTTAATACATAGGTTTAAGTTCTACCACTTTGATGCAGCAACAAAAGATGTACAGCATGAAGTAATTGCATTCTTATTAGAAAAACTTCCTAAGTATACACAAGGTAAAGGAAAAGCGTTTTCATACTTTAGTATTGTAGCTAAGAATTATTTAATTCAAAATAATTATAAGCACTATAATCGTAAAAAAGGAAAAGCACCTGTGCTTGAAATCGACAATCAACGTAATATTATCAATGAACAAATAAATGGTGATCACCAATCAGAAGTGCAAGATTTTTATCACCTATTTATAGAGCACGTTGAAGATAACATTGATGATGTTATAAGATATAAGCGTGATATACCTATTGCTTATGCTGTGTTAGAAATTTTTAAAAATTGTGAAAACATTGAAACATATAATAAAAAAGCACTTTATATAATGGTGCGTGAAATGGTTAATGTAAAAACACAATATATTACACGTGTTGTAAATATACTAAAGGTAGAGTACAAAAGATTATGGGATATTTATAAAGGTTCTTCACATAAGTAGATATATATTAGTAGTAAATGGTTATAAAGATAATAAAGGTAAAGGTTACAAATATAAATGAGAGTTAAGAGCATCATTTAAAAACAAGGAGTAAATTTATGAGAAATTTAATTTTAACAACGATGTTAGTATGTGGCATGTTCGCAGCTAATGCACAAACAACAGGTGACTGGTTCGTAGGTACTGGAGACATTTCAAATGTTTCTTGGACAGAATGGGCAGTATCACCAACAGTAGGATATAGTATATCCGATAAATTAATGGTAGGATGTTCAGTTTCACAAGCTGACTCTACAGTTGATATGAGTATCAACGTTCATGCAAGATATTTTGTAAAAGGATATTTTGTATATGCCGCAACAGAAGGTTTAAGCACAGATAATTTAGCGCTTGGATTAGGTAGAATGTTTACAATACACAAAGGTGTGTATGTAGACCCAAAAATCGTTTATAATACAGGGACAAAGACTACAAACCTTTCTTTAGGGTTTGGTCTTAAGTTCTAATAATTATTAACCGCTCGATGCTCTCATGGCAATATTGCCACAACAACAATTAACAACAAGGAGAATATTATGGATTCAGTAATGAAATACGTAACAGGATTTTTAGGTGGATTAATTTCCATCATGATGGCAGTATTGCCAGTGACAATCCTTTGGACTATCTTAACAGGTGGTACAGTTTTCGGAATGGATGTAGTAACTAATCTAACTGATCTTGTAAATACACTAGGTAATGGTGGATTTGTAGGATTGATAGTATTAGTAATATTAACATCTTTTTTTGTAAAGAAATAATTATTTAATTATATAGTTATGAAAAAGCGTCTACTAACACTAGGCGCTTTTTTATTTCTGTATATTTATATATACGGAGAATACTATGAGTAAAGAAGATACAGAAGAAATATTTGAAGGTAAAACGTTTGAAAGCTTGTTAAAAGATATATACACAAATTCAACACGTAAAGAAACTCAAATACAAATACTTATAACAGAGCTCAAGCCTATGATTAAAAATATAGGTGATGCTGTTATAATCGTACCACTAATTAAGGACTATATGGAAATAGCTGTGAAGAATGATGAAGCACTAATTAAGATGGCAGCTATAGTTCAAAAAGCATATTTACGGTCTGGTAATGGTCAGGATGGTTTAATTTTAACAGATGCTGAAAAAGAGCAGCTTATTGCTGAAGTAGGTCGTGTGGGAGTATCTACATAATGTCAAAATATTCAGACTCACCAGACATTCCAACTCTTAGTGTTGGTTCCACAACATCGGATAGTAAACAAACATCCTTTACTAATACAGTTCAGTGTATGGGTAGTGTAGTTTTAGTATTATCTGGAACTGATAAAGATGGTGATCCAGGTGTAGGTGATATAATGGCAACAGTTAAATCTGATCAAAGCACAATTATAACTGTTAATGTATCTCCTATGAATCCTCATATGTTTACAATACCACTACCTAATGAAAAGATACACTGTATTAAAGATGGTTCCACAGGAAAATGGTTTTATACAGGTATTGCATCTGATAGGGGTATGGTTAACTTTCTAATGAATGCAGATAATATTACCTATAACGCAGGAGATGAGTTTCCGTTTACTGGTGACACCTTTATAGCGATACCTTACTCTGTAAGATCATTAGATCTTTATGAAGGGGATGTTGTAGTCCAAGGTAGGTATGGACAAAGTTTAAGATTTACAGGAGCTAATCCTAACACTACAACCCCGTGGGAGAGCTCTACAAACTCAACATCACCTATAACTATATTACGTAATGGTTATTTACCAACAGAAAATTTTCATACTGATTCTGCTGGAGTATGGTTAACATCTGATCAATATATAGCAATCCCATTAAAAACAGATCTTCCTACAAATATACAAAGCAAAAAAGATGAATATGGTGCTGGTCAAGTTATATTGTATAGTGATAGAGTTGTAATCGGAACAAGGCAAGATGATATTATTTTATCATCTAACAAAACCATAGCATTATGTACACAGGAATGGGCTCATGATGTAGATACTGTACTTGATAACTTTGCGTTATTGATCGATGAGGTAAAGAAGCTTGCAGGTGAAGTAAAAACTCAAGCAATGGCAAGTATGCAGCAAACATTTCCTGTACCTGGAGTAGGCTCAACATTATTAAGTGTACAATCACCGAGATTTACAACATCTTTTCAAAATTCAATAAATATAGAATCAAAGTTGATGGAACTTAAAACAAATATAGAATCATTAAAGCAAAAATAACATAACTGTATATTTATTATATATACCATAAGTGTGGAGACCAACATGAAGACAAACAAATTAGCAGCTGTAATTAGAAACATTGTACGAGAAGAAGTGCAAAAGGAATTTAAAAATTTACTAATAGAGCAGAGCAAGAAGAAAAAACAAAAACAACAACCGGTAAGTAGTAAG